GGATGGTCGAGTCTTGGGAAACGTCCGCAGCGTCAGAAGCCTGGCAAATGATCTGCGGCGCCGTTGCGAGGAATCGCATGTCACCGACCACGAGCGGCGTGCCCTCGTCATCGAAGATCGCCCAGAGTGCGACGTCATCGACCTCGATTTCCTCGCCTGCTGCCTGTAGGAGCGCCAGGCGATCCGCCGGGCTCTCGATCATTTACAGGCTCTTGTCGTGGGCTTCGAAGATCGCGGCGGCGAGTACCGGCCCCGTCGTTACGGTCGCGACGAGGCGCACATGTGAGCGCGCCTTGCGCTTGTCCACGAGCAGAAACCCCGTGGTGCCTGCCGCCGTAATCGAGGCGGTCGTCACCGATGGGGAGAAGTCCGCGGCACTCGTTCCGCTGCCGTCCGTTGCGTCCTGCAATTTGAACACTACGTTCCCGGTGATGGCGCCGCAGTTGTAGACGAACCGGGCGTTGCCTTCGTAAGCCGCCACCGGAATCCACGGGCCGTTGTTGGCGCCAGCCGAGAACGATGTCGAGCGCAACGCCTCGACCGGGACCACGTTCGCTTCAGTCAACATTGCTCTGTTCCTTCTTGCGTTTGCCGCTGACGATCTCCGGCACGCTTTCGGTGGTCATGGGTCCGGACACGGGCGGAGCGGGAAGTTCCCGCACCACCCGTCCCGTGCCTAGCGCCTCGCGCGCTAGGTCGTCCCGCAGTTCGAACACGTCTCCGACGGCCTTCAAGAGGCCGCCGAAGTACGCTTGCCTTACGACCCGCAGGCGCATTAGGTGATCGAGCTCGAGTACGACCAGGCGCCTGCGTACCGCACGCCGACGTCGCAGGTGTACCAGCCGCGAACCGCCGTCAGACCGCGCGTGAAGTCGCTGAACGGGTTGACCATCAACTCGAGCACGCCCCACTCGGCGAGCAGCACGGACGGCCACCAGCCAAAGAGCATCGTGGCCGTGCTCATCTGCGCCGAGCTCATCGCCGGGAAGCCGAGAATTGCGCCCTCCAGCATGTTGCCCGTCCACATCCGCGTCGTGCCGGTCGTCGGCAGTTCGGGCCGCGCCATCAGAAGGCCGGCAACGGCCGGCGTCGTGACGTAGCCGCAACCGGGGAACATCGCGTTCGCACCGGCCACGTCGGCCTGCGCGTCGATCAAGCCGGCCGCCGCGAGCGACGTACCCGTGAAAGCGCCGATCGAGCCCGTGTTCACGATACCCGTCGGCTGACCCGACGCACCGGAGCCGCGCAGGATGCCGACGTCGACCGCGAGGCCGATGTCGCGCGCGATGCTCGACAGCACCAGCGTCTCGGCGTCCGGCGTGCTCTGCTGCATCAACTGATGCGAGAGTTCGGTCAGTGCCGCCACGTTCTTCGGTGCCAGAGAGAGCTGGCCCAAGGTCGGCTGGCTCTCGGTGATCTGCGTGGTTTCATCCGTCAGCCAGTAAGCGGTGTTGCCTGCCGTCATCTTCGGAATGGTCACGTTGCCCTTCAGACCCGACAGTCGCGTGACGCCCATCCGCAGAGCCACCGACGTATTGCGCAACAGCTCGATAAAGCTGCCGGACTGGTTGTCGGTCGAGATGAGGTACTGCGAACCGGACACGCCCGCCGCCGTCATGTCGCGGGTATGGGTTTTCGGAAGATCCCGCATCATCACATCGAGCGGCACGAAGAACGACTTTTCGCTGCGCGGCGTGCTGTTCAGTCGCTTCGACACTTGCGCGTTCGCTTCGAGCTCGAGGCCGGCATCCTTCCAGTTGCCGTTCTGAGCCGCACGCAGCGCCCGCATCAGCGAGTAGCGACGCGTGTCGGATTTCGGCATGTCGAGATAACCGACCGAGTGCTCGGTATCGCGCTTACCGCGCTCCGACAAAATTGCGATGAGGTCTTTCGAAACCTTGTTCAGGTCGTCGCCGGCCTCGATCCATGCGCGCTCGTAACGTTCATCGAGCTTGTTCGCAACGCAGATGTTGCGAATGGCTTCCTTGCGCATCTTCTCGAGCTCGACCACCTTCGACGGGTCGCGATTGCTCGCGCGCTCCGCTTCGGTAATCACGGCAGGCTCGACCTTCTTCGTTTCGTCGCTCATCGTCAAAACTCCCTCGGCCTTGGCCGTTCGTACCTCAAGTTCCTCGGTCGGATAGCCCCGCAGAGCTCGCCCGATCCCCACCGTCGAATCTGCCGGAACCGTTACGAGCGAGATTTCGAGAGCTTCCCAGTCCGTGACCCGGTAGCCCGTCTCGCCCTGCGGCTCCCACTCATGCACACGATACATGAACGAGACATTCCGTAAAACACCATCGTTGATCAAGTCAAGTGCTTTTTGGCCGTCTGCGTTGTTCGCCATCCGAATCGTGGCGTGCCCGCGACGGTCGTCCCCGATCCACGCTTTCTCGACTACGCCTCGCAGATCGTCAAGATTGTGGTTGAACAGCACCGGGGCGCCCGCGTTCAGTCGCTCGAGCCGGGCATTGCCTTTGCCGTGTGCCAGCACCTCGGCACCGAACATGCGGTCGACGGGCTCCTCGGACGAGAACGAGAGGTCAATCGTCCGCTCTTTGACGTCGGCCGTGCGCAATTGAATGCTGCGCGTTTGCGGTCCAAGTTTCATTTGATCGCCCTCAAGTTACGCCCGCCGTTTTGTTCCTGCTGGTCCATCATGTCCTGCTGGTCCTGGGTCGGCTTGGCCGCTGCCGGGGCCGCGCCGGGCTGTTCCTTCATGTAGGCATCGGGGTCCGTGTCGTACTCCAAGTCGAGCTCCTCCTGTGCCTCGAGCTCGCTCGCGCGCTCCGTGTCCACGTCCTCGACGTCGAGTCCGCCGCCCGTGGCCGCAATGATCTGCGTACGGGTCGTGAATCCCGCCTTCAGCGCGTCTTTGTACGCCGCGATTTCCTTGGCCGGGTCCACCCACATCCAGCCGCGCGGCTTGTAACGCACGGCCTGGTACTTCTCGACGTTCTCGAGGTAATCGGACGGCGCGATACCGTCGACCGCGCCCGAGAGCACGGCCTGCTGAAGCCACAGCCGATGCACGGGGTCGCGGAACGAGCGGATGAACCAGCCCTGCAACACGCGCCACGCGTCGCGGGAATCGAGCAGCGCCAGGCGAGACGAACTGTAATTGCTCTGGCTGTAGTCGACCGACAGGGATTCGTAGGTCAGGCCCATGATGCCGGCCGCGGCTTGGCGGATCATGTAGGCCATGAAGTCCGGCAGCACGGCGTTCGGGCGGTTCGGCGCGAAGAAATCCATCTTCGATCCCGGCGGGCCGCGGCCGATGATGCCTGGGCTCAACGTCGTCTCGTAAGTGCCATCTTCCTGCTGCGCTACGTCCGGGTCCTCGAGGTCGCTCGATTCGAGCCAACCCATGTAGTTCGCGGCACCCCTCGCGGCCGTAATCTCGGCGTCGCTGTAACCGTCCATGTCGTTCAGCGACTTTGCGACCGCGTGCAGCCACGGTACGCCCCGCGTCTGCGGCCAGCGGTCCAGAATGCGCAGGTGAATCATCTCGGCGGCCGGCACCCGCACGGCCTCGTTCGAATTCGAGGACGTCGTCAACAAGAGCTCGTTCGGCAGCGTGTTCAGCACCCAGTAGGCGACCGGCCGGTAGAACCCGTCGAGCTCGATGCCCTGGTATGCCTTCTCCGACGTCGCCACGGACACGAACTCATGCGGCACGCGCTCGGACTCGATCAGCTCCAACGCGAACGGCACCCTGCCGCCGCCGAACGGGCGGAAGTGCATTCGGACGAACACTTCGCCCGCCTCGAAGATTTCGCCCATCAGCAGCCGCTCGAAATCCGAAAACGCCAGCGTGCCGCCCGTGTGGCAAAACTGAGCCTCCGACCAGCGCGACCAGGCATCCTCGATGCTCGCGTTGATGTTCTTCTGCAGGCGCCCGCGCGTCGACTTGACCTGCGCTTGCAGGCCCATGCCGTCGCCTATGACGTTGTTCACGACGAGCCCGCGCGCCTTCTTCGCGTAGGCCGAGTCCCGGCACAGGGTGCGCGAGCGCCCGCGCAGGCCCGTCAGGCTTTGCTGTATTTCGGAATCCGCCGAGCTCGTCGCCGAGTACCAGCCCGATGTCGTCCGCGAGGGTCGCGCCGCGGCGTACATGCGTTTCTGCGGCTTGCCGGTAAGGACGCGCCACGCCTTTTGCAGTCGGTTCATGGCGTCCCCGTCCTGATGTAAATGCGCCCGGCGGAAAGGCCGAGCTCCTTGGCGACCGCGAGTCGGGCGCGATCATAGGCCGCCTGCACCTCGTCCCAATTGGCGAACGACTGCGAGCGGCCCTCGACGCTATACGAGAGCACGTCGCCGCGGTACTGCGCCCGGTTCGCAATCAGCGTGGCGAGCGCGTCCGCGACCTTCTGGTTCAGCGACCGATGGTCCCCGGCGAGGTTCGCGAGGTTCGGGAGAATCGTGACCTGCCCCGTCTCGACCGTGGTCGACGTCGAGCCGTTCACGGCGCGGGCGATGTACGTGTACGTCCCGCGCGGCAGCTCGTCCGTGACCGTCGTCGCCGCCGTCGTGACGTGGCTGCCGGCGCTCGCCGCTGCCGTCAACGAGAACGCCTTCGGGCCGCTGAAATGGTAGGACAGCACCCACGTCGGCGACGGGTACTCGGACAGCGTGTCGGTCCACGTCCACGAGTCCCCTGCGGTCAGCCGTTGCGGAATGTTCACCAGTTCGTTACCCAGTTGTTCCGTTGCACTGCGCGCCGTTTCGGCGGCGGTAGCACTTTCGGCTCGTCCGCTGCCGCAGGTTTCGCGGCTACGGCGAACCGCTGCGCCAGAGTTTCCCACTTAGGCGCGCGGATTTCTACCGCCACGAGGTTGTAGACCCGCAGGTCAAGCGCCTCGTTACGCGCCCGTGTCTGCACGTAGGCGCGCACCTTCTGCCCCTTCAGCACCCGCTCGACGCGATCCTCGGCCGTCAACTGGTAGAAGTATTCCTGGTCGTAGCGAACGGGGAAGTGCATGTAGCCCGGCCCCGGTTTGTCGATCGAGAGCCAGCCGAACAGCCGGTCCTTGCACTGGTCGACGTTGGCCGGCAGCACCGGACAGCGAAACTTGTTGTCGCGCTTGATGCGGCCAATGATCGGGTGACCACTGCCCAAGCCGCCGACGCCCTTCAGTGCGTAGACGCGGCGGCGATACCGCTTGCGGCAGAACCGATACACCATGTCCGTGTGGTGGCCCGAGTCGATCATCGTCACGTCGATCGGCAACTCCCGCCCGTCGACCCGCGTGAACGTTTTTTTCAGCCACTCATCGAGCTCGGCCCAGACGTCGGGAAAGGCCGGGTCGCCCAAGAACTGCCGCCACTCGAGCGACCAGCTCTCAAAGTCCCGCCCCCAGCCCACGGCCTCGACCTCGACGCGGTCGTCCTGCACGTCCGCAGCCGCCGTGACGAGCAACACGGCCTTCGGCGCCTGCAAATAGTCCTCGGCGCGGCTGCGCACGCTTTCAGGATCGTGCTTGTCGGCGTCCTCCTCCCACGAGAGGCCGAGCCGCTCGTTGACGAACTGTTTCAACGTCTCCGGCAGTTTCTTCGCCAACACCCACGCCGCGGCCATTTCCTGCCAAGACACCATCGGCGAGTAGAGCTCGTTGATGTGAAACCCCTCGACGCCCGTTTCCGGCGCCGTCGCCCGCCATTCGCCTGCCGCGAGCATTCGCTGCTTGTGGTCGTGCGTGATCTCGGCACCGCAGTACTGGCAGACGTACACAGCCGTCTCGGTCAGGTGGCGCCCACGCCCTCGGTGCGCCTTCTCGATTGCCGGCACCCGCCGCCCATCCGGCAGCTCGCGCAGCCAGCGCAACTGCTCCCACAGCAACCGCTGCATGGCCTTGCAGTGTGGGCACGGC